ACATCTGCCACGTCAAGTTGCAGGGCATGGCGGGCCTGCTGCGCGGCATCTCGCCGCTGCAGTGGGTGTCGCGCTCGATCGTCACGTCGGGCGCGCTGGAGACCTACGCCGCCGACCTCGCCGCCCGCGGGGGCGTGCCGTGGGCCGTGATCACCGTGCCCGGTTACCCGACCGAGGATCAGGTGATCGAGGCTCGAGGGCGCTGGCTGGCGGCGCGCTTCGACTCGCATGGCGCGCCGGCGATGATGTCGGGTGGGGCGAAGATCGAGACGCTGACGCTGTCGCCGCGCGATATGGCGCTGCTCGAGTTGCGCGAGTTCGACGAGCGCCGCATCTGCGCTGCGTTCGGCGTGCCGGCGCACCTCGTCAACGTGGCGATGGCCGACGGGATGACCTACACGAATTCGACGGATCTCTTCGAGGCGCACTGGCGGCACGAGCTACGCACGCTCGCCGACGCCATCGCCAAGGCGTGGTCGCTGTGGCTGCTGCCGCTCGGCCGGCGGATGGAGTTCAATGCCGATCGCTACACGCAGCCGCCGCTCGCCGAGCGGATGACGGCCTACGCCACGGGCCACGGCATCCAGGACGGCGACGGAGTGCGCGTGATCACCGCGGCAGAGATCCGCAGTGCCGAGCGCCTCGGGCCCGGTACGCCCGACGAGACGCCCGAGCCCGAGCCCGTCGCACCGCTCGTCGCCGTCGACACGGCCGAGGCCGACGCCCAGATCCTGACTGGAGCAGCATGATCAACATCGGCCACAACGCCAACACCACGGCCACAAACTCGACGTTCGTCGAGTACCAGCGCAGCGGGCCCGAGGTCGCCGTCGGGCAGACCTACACGCGCTCGGCCTCGACCACCGTCGAGGTCGTCGACGAGGACCAGGGCCGCGTGCTCGGGCGCATCGTCCCGTTCGGCGAGATAGCCCACGTCCGCGAGGTCGTCCACGGCGAGCTGCTCGACTACGACGAGCACTTCCTGCCTGGCTGCACGACGCGGCTGCGCCAGATCATCGACAAGGTCGGCGCGCACTTCCTGCGCCTGCAGCTCGGCCACGAAGAGCCCGGCGTCGACCGCCACCTCGGCTACGGGCTCGACCTCGCCGAGCGTGCCGACGGCGCATACGGCGAGTTCCAGCTCTACACCAAGCGCCACGACTACGGGCTCGTGCGCGAGATGCTCGGCACGGCCTGGCGCGGCCTGTCGGTCTCGTTCTGCGACCGCGTGCCGCCGATCGTCGACGACCGGGGCGAGCGCCGGCTCGTAGGCCGGCGTCAGGTCGACATCGAGCACATCGCCGCCGTGCCCGTGCCCACCTACGCCTCGGCCGGCGTGCTCTCGATCCGCGCCGACGCCTCGCCGACGCCCGATCCCGGCACGCCTGCTCTGGACGCCGCTGTGGCGCTGCTCGCCGAGCTACGGGCCCAGAGCGCGCTACGGCCGGCTCGACGCCTCTGAGGGCATTCGCGATGGTGGTTGCGTAGTTACGACGACGTGATCTAGTCTCACCCGCCAGCAGAGACACGACAGGGCGACACCCGTCCCGAGCCGAGACCCCGACCTGATCGGTCATCCGGCCAGAGGCGACACCCGTACCGGTGACGAAGCGGACCTAATCCGTAACGACCCGACGGGAGCGCCTCATGGCCACCGACCTCGCAGAGCAGATCGAGCACAAGCGCGAGACCGCTCTTCAACTGATCGACACGCTGACGACGCGCGCCGCCGAGGAAGGCCGCGAGCTCAACGACGACGACCGCGCCTCGATCGACGACGCCAACGTCAAGGTTCGCTCGTTCAACGCCGACCTCGACCGCATCACGGTCGACCTCGCCCTCGCCGACGACACGGCGAAGCGGCTGCGTGGGCTCGGCTCGATGGGCGTCGTCGGCGGCGACTTCCGCTACCGCTCGGCCGGCGAATTGCTCTGGGACACGCTGCATCAGGGCGACGCCGACGCACGCACCCGTCTCGGGCGTGTGATGCGCAGAGCCGCCGAGCATATGGGCACGCTGATCGCCGACACGACGGCGACGGCGGGCGACATGGCAGGGCTCGTCGTCAAGCCGTCGGTCGGGCCCGTGATCAACCCGTACCCGATGGGCATGCCGCTGGCATCGGCGATCGGGATGCGCGACGTCCCGGCCAGCGACGGATTCGGATTCAGTCGGCCGCAGGTCGTCGACGCCAACTTCGCCACGGGCACGGGCGTGCAGGCGCTGGAGAAGGGAGAGCTGGCCAGCAAGGCATTCTCGATCACAGCCACCAACGTCGGCCTCGACACGATCGGCGGCTATCTCAACATCTCTCAGCAGCTCCTGTCGTTCAATCCGACGGCGCTCGGGCTCGTGCTCGATCAGATGCGCCGCCGGCTCGAAGCGGACGTCGAGGCGTACATGCTCGCTGAGTTCGACAACTCGACGGGGCACGTCACGCTCTCGCTGACCGGCGACGGCGAGGCAGTTCTCAAGGCGATCTACGACGGCGCTGCCGCGTACTACGCGATCACCTACGAGCTGCCGCAATGGGTGATCGTCGGGCCAGCGGCATGGGCTCGTCTCGGGTCGCTGGTCGACGCCGCCTCTCGGCCACTGTTCCCGACGATCGGCGCGGCGAACGCGTCGGGCACGTCATCGGCCGACAGCTTCGCCGGCAGCATCGCCGGCCTGCGCCTCGTCGTCACGCCAGCGATCACCGACGGCGACATCTACGTCTCGGGGCCCGCTGCGATCGAGGGCTATATGTACCGCTTCCCGATCCTCGAGACGGTCGAGGCGAGCGTGCTCGGCCGTCAGGTCGCCGTCGCCGCAGCCGTCGCCGCCTACCGCCCGACGCCGTTCGCCAACGCCACGCAACTGCTCGGGCCGTGACCGATACCGACCTGCAGCGCTACTACGACGTCTCGCTGCCACCGTCGCTGTGGGGCGGTGGTGCCGCGCCCGAGGCGCGCGCGGTGACGGCCAAGGCGCTGCCCGACGATCCCGACGCGTTCACCATCGCCCAGATCGAGGAGTGGGTCGCCGAGAATCCCGACGAGGTCGAGGCCGTGCTCGCCGCCGAGATCGCCGGCAAGAATCGCACGACGCTCGTCGCCTGGCTCGAAGAGCAGGCCGAGCAGGTCGAGGATCCCGAGGACTGATGGTCGCGCTGATCTCGCTGTCGCCGTGGTACGACGTCGCCGACACGCTCGAAGGCGTCCGCGACAAGCTGCGCCTGCAGATCGGCGACGTCGACGAGGACCGCCTCAGCGCGTGTATCCCTGCCGCCGCGGCGTACATCGACCAGTACCTCGACCGCTGCGACCTGCTCACGGGCCCGCCACCGCCACCGCTCGTGCAGTTCTGTCTGGAGCATGCGTCGATCTGGTTCTACAACCACGGCGGGCCGACCGCGCCCGACGTCTTCACGGGCATCTACGGCGATCCGCTCGACGAGGTGCGCCACCTGCTCGAGCCGTACAAGCAGCGACGAGGGCTGGCGTGAGCAACCACCTCGCGCAGGCGCGCCAGCTCATCGCCGACGCCGTCGAGGTCGTCCTGCCCGGTCGCGTCAATGCCTACCCGGCGACCAAGGTGCAGCGCGGGCTGGCACCATTGGCATGGGTCGACGCGGCGCGCGGCGATCCCGAGCGCGTCGGCCAGAGCACGAACGTGTGGGTCTTCGTCTTCCCGCTGCACCTCGTCGTCGACGGGGCGTCGCACGCCCAGTGCGCGCTGCTCGACGACCTCTGCTCGCAGGCGCTCGACGCGATCGAGGCGACGGCCGGCCTGCAGCCTCGCCACGTCGAGCCGAGCGACGTCTTCGTCGACGCCTCGACCGTGCTGCGCGGTGCCGTGATCGACGTCGCCGCGACGATCACCGCGCGCTCGTTCTGCATCCCCGAGCCCGTCCCCGTCACCGTCCCACCCGAACCAATCCTCGTCTAACGGAGGTCGTCCCATGGTCGCAGCTCGAATCTTCCAGATCGAGGAAGGCGAGTTCGCCCTCGCTCTCGTCGACACGGGTGAGGTCGGCTACACCGACGCCTGGCAGGGGCCAGGGGGAGTGACGTCGGCGACGGCGACGATGGCCGACTACGAAGCAGCCGCCGCGCACTGGGTCTGTCAGGTGACATCGGCGGCGCTCAACGCATCGCCCAACGCCAACGACGTGACCGTGCCGGCGACGTTCTGCCAGGCGTCGGTCGTCGTGCCGCAGCCTGGCGAGACGAGCTACTCGCTCGACGCCGAGTTCCTGCAAGATCCGATCATCCTCAACGGGCTCTCGGAGTACCTCTTCACCAACGACACTCTCGAGGCTTACTTCCTGCTCGGCCTCAACGGCGGCGCTGCACCGCAGGCGGTCGGCCGATGTCGCCTGATCGCCGGCAGCTTCGGCGGGCCCGCTCGTGAGAATCTCACGGCGACGGTCTCGCTGCCGTGCAGCCGCAAGCCGTCGATCGCATGGGGCGTCGAAGTCGCCGCGTGATGTTGTGGCATCGTCGTCCCTCGCCCGCTATGCGCTCGACCTAGTCGAGAAGCTCGACGACATCGATACGAGGCGCGCGGCCGACGCCGCGGTGAAGGTGATGCACGACGCCACGGCACGCGTGCTCGGCGGCGATCTGCGTATGTCGGGGCTCGACCACGGCGGCGCGGCACGCATCGAGTCGAAGCGGTCGGGTCGTAATCAGGTCGTCGTGACGATGTCGGGCGCGTCCTACACGCTCGCCGACAAGGGGCGTCGCCGCGCCGTGCCGGCACGGGCGCGTCGGGGCTCTGCGCTGGCCACGCCGTTCGGCCCGCGCGCCTCGGTGCGCGGGTCGACGAGCCGCGGCCACGACATCACCGACCGCTACGGGCCCAAGGCTCTCGACAAGGCAGCCGACGTGATCGTCGACGACCTCGACTGGGGGCGCTGATGGCCAAGAGCGAAGAGCTACGCCTCAACGTACGCGTCGACGGCGAGGACGACGTCAAGCAGCTCTCCGGTGACATCGAGGACTTGTTCTCGAAGGTCGACAAGCTCACCGCCCATCCCGCCGAGCTGCTGCTGACGTCGAAGTTCGGCAAGGTGCAGGGCGAGATAGCCGATCTCGTTCTCAAGCTCGACGACCTCGACGCCAGCGACCCCGAGGTCGAGGTCACCATCGCCCGGCTCAACCAGTTGCAGGGCGACCTCGACGCCGTCGTCGGCAAGATCAAAGAGGTCGACTCGTTGAAGGCCGAGCCGACCGTCACCGTCGACACGTCGCAGGTGCAGAGCAGCATGGGCCGCGTCCGCGGCGAGATCGACAAGATCCCCCGTTCAGCTGGCGGTGCGAACAGTGCCCTGGCGAACATGTACGGCAACGTCGCAGGCGAGGCCGGCAACGTCTTCGGCGCGATCGGTCCGGTCAACGTCGCCATCGGACAGATGGCCGAGTACGCCGCCGATGCCCGCTTCGAGGGTGAGAAGCTGGGGTCGGCGCTGGGGTCGATGGCCAAGATCGTTGGACCGGTCGCTCTGCTGTCAGGTGCGCTGGCGCTCGTGCAGAAGTACATGGGCGAGGCCGGCGCCGAGGCCGCCGCCCAGCAGGAACGCGTCAAGGCCTTCGCCGACGCCCTCAAGGAGGTCGGCGAAGACGGCGACGTGGCTGCCACCGCCCTGCAGAGCCTGGCCGAAGCCGTCCCCGAGGAGACGGTCGGCACCTGGGAGAAAGCCGGCATCGCCCTCGGCAACCTCAGCGAGGACGTGACGAACCTGCTCACTCTTCGTGAGGGCGAGAACACGTTCGACACGGTCAACGAGGGCATCGCCAACCTGCTCGAGATGGGTGAGACGTTCAGGACGATCGAGCCGTTGATCACCGGGAGCAAAGAGAACCTCGACGCCTACATCGAATCGCTGGAGGATCTCCCCGCGGCCGAGGGCCGTGCCGCCGCCACCGGCGAGTTCCTGACGCAACTGTGGCAGGCGAACGCCGACGCCACCGAGAACGCGGGGAACAACGCCGAATTCTTCGCTCGCAGCGCCGCCCAGATCAACGAGGCGCTGGAGGGGCAGACCGAGCAGCTCAGCCTGCAAGACACGTTGTGGGGCGCTGTCATCCGCGACCTGCAGGACGGCACGATCGACACGAGGAGTGCTCGCGACGCCTACAACCAACTGCAGCAGATGCTCCACCTGACCAACGAGAAGATGGACGAGCTGGCGCAGCAGAAAGTCGAGGAATTCCTCGACACCCGTGTCGTCAAGGAGATGGCCGAGGATCTCGAAACCGTCACGACGAAGGCGCTGCCGGTTTCCGACGCAGTCAAGCAGGCCGGGATCGAGATCGCCACGCTCGGCGACAAGGCCGGGGCGTCAGGCAAGGAGACGGAAGGCTTCACGGAGAACATCGTCGGAATCGTCGGAGCGGCGATAGACGCCGCCGCCGCTGTCGCCGACCTGTCCGACGCCGTCACGAGGGCTGGCACCGTCGTCAACGGCACAGACTTCCGAGCTGGCGCGATCGGTGCGGCGTTCGATCAACTCGACGAACTCTCCGACCTCGACAGCGCCGAACAGTTGACGAATATCGCCGATGCCTTCGCCGCCGTCGACCAGGCGGCGAGGGACTACGCCGGGACGATCGTCGGCGTCGACCTCGTCCCCGACTCGTGGGACGACGTCCGCAACATGCCCGAGGATCTGAAGGGGATCACCGACGCCATCGGGACGTTCCGCGATGCCGCCCAGGTGCAACTCGCCGAAGCGTTCGAGTTCGGCGGACCCGAGGGGATGCGTCGGGCAGCGGCGGACATGCGGGCACAGTTCGAGGGGCCGTTCAAGGCGATGATGGCGCGCAACGGGGCGACCATCCAGGAACAGAACGACGCGTGGAACCAGTTCATGGCCGACGTCGGGATCGGTGAGCGGGAGGTCACTCTCGCCATCGACATCGCCATCGACCAGCAGAAGCTGCAGGTGCTCAAGGACATCGCCTCGGGCGCCGGTCTCGAGGGCGACCGACTGCTCGCCTTCGACATCGCCATCGCCAATCAGGATCCCGAGACGGCGCTTCGCATCCTCAACGAGCAACTCGCCGGGATCGGCAAAGAGGTCGTCATCACCGTCGACCCTGACACGGGTGCGGTCGTCACCGAACTGCACGACATCACCCACGCAACGTACGAGGCCAAGGTCACCGCCGTACCGGTGGACACCGACAAGACCAAGGGTGCCATCGATACCGTCGCCGCGCCACGCAACGCGCCGATCACCGCGTCGGTTGAAGCCAGAGTCGCCCAGATCATCCTCGCCCTGCTCGCCGCGCCACGCGACGCCCCGGTTACCGCCGAGGCGCACACGTCGCAGGCTGAACAGGATCTCGATTATCTCGCCCGCACCCGCTACCCGCACATCATCCCCATCGTCGTTGGTGGTGGCGGCGGTGGTGGCGGCGGCGGTGCGGCGACGCAGCAGGCCGCTATCGGACCGGCGGCGATGACCACGGCTGGCGTCACCCCGCTGGCCGGCCCCTCGACGACGACGATCTCGAGCGTGACACAGACGCCGTTCGTGCCGGCGGTGCAGCCGATCAACGTGACGATCAACGCCGGCGTGCTCGGCAACCACTTCGACGTCGAGCGCACCGTCGCCCGCGCCCTCCGCCGGCATCAACGTGTCAACGGGCGGCGCTGATGGCGGCAGCGACGATCCCTACCGTCACCCGGGTCCAACCGATCGTCGAGATCGGTGTCGGCTCCGAGCGTGACGCCGAAGGCATCGTCGCGTTGTGGCAGGCCGACGCCAACCTCGACGGCGTCCCCGATGTCGCCGGGTTCGCCGTCACCCGCTGGCAACCCGACACCGGCGGCACCAACGAGCCGACGTCGCACTGGGTCGGCGACCAGCCGTTCTACATCGGCATCCCCTGCCACGTCCGCGAAGTCTCGACGTTCTGTGGCCGTGAGCGTGCCGACGAGACGTGGGAGGTCGGCACGGCGACGATCGTCGTCGACAACGCCGACGGCTGGGCCGACTACCCGCTCGGCGACCCCGACCAGTTGCTGTCGATGCGCCCCGGCCGCGAGGTGCGCGTCGGTGTCCGCGTCGACGACGCCACGAACCACTATCTGTGGGCCGGGTTCATCGACGGGATGGAACCCGGCTTCGATGCCGAGGACGGCGAGTTCGTCACGTTCGAATGCATCGACGCCAAGGGCGAGGCCGGACGCACCTTCCTCGGCGAATTGGCGGTCGGCGTCGGCGCCAACGAGACCGGCACCGACCGCGTGAGACGCATTTTGAACGCCGTGTCGTGGTTCACCGGGCGCCGCGACCTGCAGACGACGTCGGTGCAACTGAAGGCGACCACATTGGACGCGCAGGCTGTCGACCTGTTGGACATCGCCGCCGACTCGTGCGGTGGCGCCGTGTTCGGCGACGCCAACGGCAACGTCGCGTTCAGGGGCCGTGACTGGCAGGCGGTGTCGATGTCGGCCGAGCCGGACGGGACGATCGGCAACTTCGGTGGCGGGGTCTGTCCGCTCAACTGGGAACAGTCGTTCAACCGTGAAGACATCACCACGAAAGTCGTTCTCGGCAGGCCGGACGAGGTGCCGTTCAGCCGGCGCAACGACGCCGCGTTCAAGCTGTACGGCGAGGAGACGTTCGAACGCACCGACCTCGAGACCCGTCTCGACGCCGACATCGTCATCCTGCGCGACCGCATCCTCGACGTCCGTTCGCCGGACTACATGCCGCGCATCGCCGGTGTCACGCTGGACGCTGCGACAGACCCTGCCGTCGTCGACGTGTTAGCCCGCGTGTCGCCGTTCAAGCCGTCGATCGTGTTCTGCAAGCACCAAGGCGTCGACGGCCGCATCGTGTTCAACAAGGCGATGATGGTCGTCGGCGTCGAGCACACGATCACGCCGGAGGGCTGGCAGGCGCGTCTCGCATTGGACAATGCGAAGCCGTTCCAGGTCGGCGCCCAGGACGGCCGCTGGTCCGACGGCACGGCGCTAACCGCTCACTGGCAGCCCGAGCCGCCGACTGCACCGACCCCGCCGGCAGGTCGCACCCGCTGGTCCGAAGGCGTCTAGGGAGAACCACATGGCCACCATCCCCCCGGTCTCCAGCAACGAACTGATCCGCACGACGTGGGGCATGGCCGTCGCCAACGAGTTGAATCAGCGCTGCGTCAAGGTCAACGGTGCGATCGGCGACGGTCTCGCCGTCGCCAACCAGTGGATGACCGGCACCCTGATCATCCGTGCCTCACCGGCGCTCAAACTGCAGCACCCGTCGAACACTCCGGCGATCTGGTTCGAGTCCAACGCCGCGACGCCGCTGCGTTACGGCCACATCATCGGCCTCGCCGGCGGCATGCAACTCAACGTCGAGGACGCCACCGACGCGTTCACGTTCCTCGTCAACTCCGTCGAAAGATTCCGTGTCGACAACGCCGGCGCCGACATCACCGGCGCGCTGGCTGTCGTCGGCGCGCTGTCGGCAGCCGCAACGTCACTCACAGGAATGCTCACCGTCAACCCGGCGTCTGGCAACGAATGCATCCGTGTCCGCTCCTCGGCGCCGGAGATCACGTTGCACAACGAGGCCGGCACCTCCGAATACGGCCACGTCGCCGGAGGTGTCAACGGGATCAACTTGTTGTCGGTCAACGACCTGTCGTTCTCGACCAACAGCACGATCCGCATGTCGATCATTGGTAACGCCGTCCTCGTCGGCAAGTCAGCGTCGAACGCCGCCGTCGCCGGAGTCGAGACGTTCGCCGGGACCAATGCCGGGATCATCCTGTCGACGATCGATGCCGCCGGCCAGACCAACCTCGAGCTGCGTCACGCCGGCACCGCTGACGCCTCGGGTGAGAACTTCTCCGTGTACAAGCGATCTGGCGGTGGCGTCGCCGGGTCGATCGCCCAGGGCGCCGGCAACGCCATCGTCGTCAACGAGACGTCGGACTACCGACTCAAGAACGATCTCGGTCCGATCGAGGGCGGCCTCGACACCGTCAACGCGTTGCAGCCCAAGCACCTGTCGTGGAAGGAGGACGGCTCGGAGTTCGACGGGTTCATCGCCCACGAAGTCGCCGAGGTGATCCCTGCCGCCGTCACCGGCGACAAAGACGCCGTTCTCCCGCCGGATGACCCCGACGACCCCGGTGGCATCGACCCGCAACAGCTCGCCACGTCGACGCTGATCCCGTTCCTGACGGCCGCCATCCAGGAACTGTCCGCACAGAACGCCGCACTCACAACCCGCATCGAGGTACTGGAGGGAGGTGCAGCAGCGTGAACTTCACACCCGAAGATCCAGATCCCGACGATCCGACCGAGCCCGAGGAATGAGCATGACGTTCGAATTCGGCGACATCGAGACCGCCGACGCATGGGATGCCGAGCCGACGATCGACCCGTTACAGGTCGCTCGCCGGCTGCACCTGCTGCGCCACCTCGTCGACGCGCTCGCAGGCGTCGACACGCCGACATGGCACGAGCTGTCGGGCGTCGAGCGCGGCCGGCTCGCCGACCGTGCCGTCGCCGTCGTCGACTTCGTCGTGGTGCGCGAGCCCGATAATCCTGCACTGCTCGCCCGTCGCATCCACGAAGAGCGCTCGCCGCAGCCGTGGGATGACCTGTCACCCGACGAGCAGCAGATTGCTATCGACCTCGCCGACCTGATCGTCGACTGGCTCGAGCGGGAAGGGCCGCGCTGATGGTCGGCCGCTACTACGTCGAGGCCGCGGACTGGCTGCGCGAGGCCGGCCTCACCGTCGTCGAGACCGACGACTGGGAGACCCGCGCCCGTTCGTCGGGTGGATTCGCCTCGCCACCGCTCGGCGTGCAGTGGCACCACACGGCCGGCAATATGAACCTCGAGGCCAATCTGTGGTGGGAGACCGAGGGCTCGGACGTCGCCCCGATCGGCAACATGCTGCTGTGGCCCGACGGCACCTGCTACATGATCGCGGCGGGCGCTGCCAACACGGCCGGCAAGGGTGGTCCGATGGCGATGCATCGCGGTGTGATCGGCGTCGACCGCGGCAACACGATGTCGTGGGCCATCGAGGCCGGGAACAATGGCACGGGGCAGCCGTGGCCGCAGGCGCAGATCGACGCCTACCTGCTCGCCTCGAACACGCTGAACTTCAAGTTCGGCAACATCCCGAGCGACCTCTACACCCACGGCGGGCCGCAAGGGTGGGCACCTTCACGCAAGATCGATCCGGCCAAGGCGTCGGCCGTGCTCGGCCCATGGCAGCCGCGCCCGTGCACCACCTCGGGAACGTGGGACCAAGCCGACGTCAGAGCCGAGGCGATGCGGCGGTGGGCCGGCGTGACGATCCCACCCAAGCCGCCAGAACTGGAGGACGAAGTGACCGACGAAGACATCGAACGAATCGCTCAGCGAGCCGCCGAGCTGGTCTGGCGCAAGCAGATCAAGACGCCGTCGGGGACCAAGGACGCCTCGACGGTGCTCGAGTGGATCAAGACCGACGTGACCGAGATCCGCACCGACGTCGACAAGCTGATCGCTCGGCCCTGATGTCGCTGCCTGGCAACGTCGCCACCTGCACCGTCGTCGGGGCGTTCGTCAATAGTGACGGGACCGTGCCGTCGGGCACCGTGGAGTTCATCCCCCAACCTCCACGCGTGCTCGACGCCGCGGCGACGACGCCCGTGACGATCCTCGCCGTGCCGCAGGTCGTCGCCCTCGACGTCGCCGGCTCGTTCTCGGCGACGCTCGCCGCGACCGACGACGACGACCTCAATCCGACCGACTGGACGTGGCTAGTGCGCGTGCGCCTCGGCGGCTACGCCGCTTACAGCTTCGACATCGAAGCGCCTGGCGGCACGACGGTCAACCTCGCCGACGTCACGCCCGTCGCATCTTCGCAGGGCACGTTCTACCTCGTCGGGCCCGCCGGCACCCAGGGCGAGCCAGGGCCGGCCGGCGAAGACGGAGCGGCAGGGCCAGCCGGCGAAGACGGAGCGGCAGGCACGAGCGTCAACGTGCGCGGCGTGCTGTCCGGTGCGTCGACACCGCTGCCGACGTCGCCCTCGCCGAACGACCTCTACGTGCTCGGCACGCCAGTGCCTACGGCTGCGCCCGACCGTGAAGGCGGCAGCGACGCGCAGGCCGGCGACGGCATCGTCTGGACCGGCACGGCATGGGTGAACGTCGGCTCGATCCAAGGACCGCAGGGCGAGCAAGGGCCCGCTGGCGTGCAGGGGATCCAAGGCGTGCAGGGGATCCAAGGACCGCAGGGCGATCCCGGCGCGGACGGGGCGGACGGCGCGGACGGCGCTGACTCGACCGTGCCTGGCCCGCAGGGGATCCAAGGGATCCAGGGCCCGCAGGGCGTGCAGGGGATCCAAGGCGTCGCAGGCGCAGCGGGCCCGCAAGGGCCGGCCGGCGGCAGCGTCTCGGGACACAACTCATTCAGCTACAACGCCACGACGACCGAGCCGCCGAGCGGCAATCAGCTGCGCCTCAATGCCAGCAGCTTCGCCGCGGCGACCAAGGTCTGGATCATGCAGACCGACTTCGACGGCCTCGACGTGACGCTCGGCCTCGACCGCATCAAGGCCGGCTACCAGTTCTACGTGCAGGACTTCGACGACTCATCGAAGTGGGCCACGTTCAACGTCACCTCGAACAGTGTCGACAAGGGCGTCTACCACGAGATAGCCGTCGCCTACGCCTCGGGCGGTGGGACGATCGCCGCCGGTAAGGTCGAGGTGCAGCCGATCGCGCCGGCCGCCGTCGGCATTCCCAAGGGTGGCACCACCGATCAGGTGCTCTACAAGGTCACCTCGGCCGACTACGCCGTCAACTGGACGACGCTGACGAAGACGTCGGTCGGGCTCGCCAACGTCGACAACACGAGCGACGCGAGCAAGCCGGTCTCGACGGCGCAGGCGACGGCCGACGCGCTCAAGGCCGACAAGACGACGACGCTGACGACAACCGCACCGCTGACGATCGCCGGCACCACGTCGGCCGACCTGTCGGCTAACCGCACGCTCGCCGTGGGCGCGGCCAGCGATACGGCGACGGGCGTGGTCGAGCTGGCGACCGCTGCCGAGGTGCTGACCGGCACCGACACGACGCGCGCCGTCACCGCTGCCGGCGTCGCAGGCGCATACCAGCCGCTGTCGCAGGCGATCAACGCCCAGACCGGCACGAGCTACACGCTCGTGCTCACCGACGCGGGGAAGATCGTCACACTGTCCAACGCCGCGGCGATCACGCTGACCGTGCCGACGAATGCGTCGGTCGCCTTCCCGATCGGCACCTCGATCGACCTCATCCAACTCGCCGCCGGACAGTTCACCGTGACGGGTGCGGGCCCGCCGACGATCTCCAAGAGCATGGCGACGGCGAAGAGCCGCGCCCAGTACAGCGTGCTCACGCTGATCAAGACGGCGACCGACGTCTGGGTGCTCACGGGAGACGCCGCGGCATCGTGACTCGCCACCTCGGCGTCCCGGTGCTCGCGCGCCCGTCGGCGACCTCAAAGGCTGCGGCATGGTCGTCGTCGGGTGGCTACACCGTCAGCGGCACAGGTCTGAACGGCGTCAACCTGACGTGGTGCTGTTGGGCGAAGATGACCGTCGACCGCGCCGCCTACGCCACGCCGCTGAGCGCCGACTCCAGCGCCTCGGTCTACTACTCGACGACGTTCGACGGAGTCCGCGAGCTGCGCCACGAGACGCAGACGCCGACCACCCGCTCGCTGTTCAACATCGTCGTGGGCACGTGGTATTTCATCGCCTTCGTTCACCGCACGTCGGGGGTCGCCGACCTCTACTGGAAGGCTGCAGGCGGCTCGATCCAGACCGCCAACCGCGCCTCTGGCTCGATCGGGCCGTCGGCCTCGTCGACGATGCGCATCGGCGTCGACCGCTTCAACTCCTGGCTCTCGGGCTCGATCGCCGCCGTCAAGATCTGGACGTCGACGGCGCTGACGCAGGCGCAGCTCGACACCGAGTCGGCGACCTACGCGGCGACGATCACCTCCAACTTGTGGGCCAACTACCGCTTCGACAATGGCCCGTCGACGACCGACTCTGGCGCGAGCGGGCGCACGCTGACGGCCACGGGCGCTGCCGCGACCACCGACACCTCGGGCCCGCCGATCACCTAGGGGATATGCCATGGCAGCACTAGTCCACCTCAGCGGCCGCTTCACCAATCCAGACGGCACGCCCGCGCTCGGCGGTGGACGCCTCACGTTCGAGCTGGTCCCGGCGAACATCCCCGACACGTCGGTACCCGAGACCGTCACGCCTGGCCCAGTGTCGACGCCTCTGCTCGCCGGCGCGTTCACAGTGTTCCTGCGCGGCACCGACGATCCCGAGCTGACCGCCAACGTCGACGGGCCGATCACCTACAAGGTGACGCGCACCGGCATGTCGGGCGCGTGGATCGTCTCGCTACCGACGCCTGGCCCGTGGGACTGGACCGACCTGTCGCCGCTGCCGGCCGCGCCCGACACCGTCGTGGTCCCCGTGCCGGGACCGCCTGGCCCTGCCGGCCCTGCCGGGACGGCCTCGACGTCGGTCTCTGTGTTCACCTACACCGACGAGACCGACCTGCGCCCGTCGACCGACGTCTGCTTCTGGATCCCCGACCCGTACACGCTCGGCGACCCGTTCGGCGCGCTCGTCGGCGACCTCGTGCTGCGCTCGACACCCGACGTGGTGCAAGGGCTCAACGGCATCGCCAAGCTGTGGCAGGGCACGCCCGTCGCCTACGAGGCGCTGCCGTCGCACGACCCCGACACCGTCTACTTCCTCATCTCGCCATGACCAACGTCTACAACCCGCTCGTCAAGTACCGCACGGCCGAGGGCTGGTTCGACGTCGCCACCGCCACGACGACCACGGTCGAGTTCCCGACGGCGACGAACGTGGGCGTCGACGCGATCGAGGGCTGGATACCGACCACGACGATCGGCTCGCCCGAGGCCGGAGAACTGGTGCAGTTCTCCGAGACCGGCGGCGTGCTGCAGGACACCCGCATCTACGGCGCGCTGATGATCACCGCAGCGCACGTCACCGTGCGCCGCTGCGAAGTCATCGGCGGCGTGCTCTCCAACGGGTACGGCAACACGATCGGCAACGATCTGCTCGTCGAGGACTGCACGGTCAAGCTCGACCCGCCAGGCGTGCCGCAGCAGGGCGGCGAGTTCACGAGCGGCTATTCGGCGATCGGCGACACCGGCATGCTCGTGCGGCGCACGGCGATCCTCGATCACATCGAAGGATTCCGACTGGGCGGCTCGACCATGCCGCTGCGCGACCCCGCCTACACGACCGACGCCCACCTGACGCGCATGTACAACTGCTACGTGCGGATCACGGGCCCGCACCCGTGCTCGCCGATCCAAGGGCTCGACTACCACGGCGACGGGCTGCAAGCCTTCGACGACGGGCACGCTGGCGTCGGGCTCAAGGTGCGCAACTCCACAATCATCAGCGTCGACCAGTGGACAACCGACCAGACGCCAGGCGTCGGCGATCCCGGCTGCGGTGGCACCTCGTGCATGATCTGCGGCACGACGCAGGCGCAGCCCTTCGACATCGACGGGCTGCTGATGTCGGGTGCCGGCTACTGCTACGAATGCAATAACGGCGGCATCCTCAAGAATCTCTACATCGTCGACGGCTCGTGGGTCTACCACCCGCTCTCGATCGACCGATGGGACTTGGTCGACGAGGCGACGTGGTCGGGCTACATCTGCGACCTCGACGTCGACGGCCAGCCGTCCACGATCGTCGGCTCTATCCCCTACGGGTATCCCGGTTTCGGGCCACTGGACCCACCGTGACCATCGCCCTCGCGCCTCGACTGTTCCCCGTCCATCAGACGACGACCACGAGCGACGACTACTACACGCCGTCGTGGGTGTTCGAGCGCATGGGGATCACGTTCGACCTCGACGTCTGCGCACCGTCAGGCGGCATCCCGTGGATACCGGCCGCTCGCTACCTCGACCCGAGCGACGACGGGCTGGCGCAGCCGTGGGATGGGCGCGTGTGGATGAATCCGCCCTACAGCAACGTCACACCCTGGGTCAATCGATTCGTCGCTCATCGCAACGGCGTCGCCTTCGTCCCGTTCGCTCGGTCCCGCTGGCTAAACGTCCTGTGGGATGAGTCGGACGCCCTGGTGGTGCCAGAGAACGTCGGCTCGTTCGCGTTCGCCAACGGAAAGACGATGATGTTCCCGATCTACCTGGCGGCGATCGGGCCCGAGTGTGTCGAGGCGATCAGTCGGCTCGGCAGAGTGCGCTAGATGCCTGGTCCCGTCGACGATACGTGGACGCTCTCAGACGGCGCGGCGTGGAGCAGCTCGATCTGGACGACGATCCGCAACGTGCGCGGCTCGTCGAGCGCGCCCACCGTGGCATCGGGTGCGGGCCGCATGGTCACCGGCAGCCCGACCAATAACTGCCGCATCATCGCCTCGCCGGCCGACACGTTCGGCGACGTCAACATCTACGTGAACATGCGCACGACCATCTCGGACACGGTCGAGGTCGGATTCAGGGTCGGCACCAACGTCGCCAGCGGGCCCGACCCGACCGACGGCTACATCCTGTCGATCAAGCCGATCATCCATCCGACGCCGACGACCGACGCGGGCGTGGTGCGCTTCAACACGATCAACGCGTACGACTTCCTCGCCCAAGCCGGCGACGTCCCGCACAACGATGGCGTATGGCGCACCTACCGCGTGCACTCCCGAGGCTCTCGCCACCGCGCCAAGTGGTGGCTCGCTGGCGATCCAGAGCCGCCACTGTGGAAGATCGACGTGACCGACGCCAGCTACACGAGCGGTCGGCTCTTCCTCGGCACGTGGAACAATGACGACGACGTCACGCCGTCGGTCGTCGACTTCGACGAGTTCCACGCCACCGAGGTGCTGCCACCGCCGGCCGGCATCTACCTGCCCGAGGCTCTGATCGTCGGGCTCAACATCGGCGACGAGCCCGTCGTCGGTGCCTACCGCGGCGACGACGCCATCGCCGTGCCATAGCCAAGGGAGACAACCATGCAACTGCTCGCCGACATCAGCGAGGGCAATACAGGATTCGCCGACGTGATGTTCCTCGTCGGATTCATCCTCTTCATCGTCGCCGCCTTCCTGCTGCACCCGCGCACCGACCACACCTACCCGCTGAACGGTCTGTCGGTCGTCGCCCTCGGCCTCGCCGCCGTCGCCCTCGGCTGGCTCGTCCTATGATGCTAAACTCACCCAGTGGAAGACTGCGCCCAGTGGGCCGGGAAGCACTGGAACACCGGCTATCCCTACATGATGGGTGGCGAACGCGGTCATCGGAAGATGATCGCGATGCATCGCTGGACATGGGAACAGGCCAATGGCCCGATCCCGCCGGGGTGCGTCATCATGCACACCTGCGACAACCGCGGATGTATCAACCTGGAACATCTCAGACTGGGAACACCGAAGGCCAACTCGAGCGACATGGCCCGCAAGGGCCGCGCATCCAACGCTCAGAAGATGCACTGCCCGATGGGCCACGAGTACGACAGAACCACACATCGTCGCAGTGGTGGCCGAGCGGGTCAGTCTCTCCGCTACTGCTCGATATGCGCGAACGAGCGCAGGCGTCGCCGGTATCGAGGTGCTCGGGATGCTGGCATGAGCGTTGCGGAGGCGATGCGTCGGACGTAGCGCGCTTGGGGTGTCTGACGTGAAGACCCGCCTAGCCGCCATCATCGGGGCAACCGCCGCCGTTGTCGCCACACCTGCGCTCGCATGGTTCGATGGTGGCGGCTACGGCTACCCGACGACCACGACGGGCACTACGTCGACATCGATCTACTCGACTACCGCGCCACCAACGACGACCTCCACGCTGCCGCCTACGTCGTCGCCTACGACGTCGACGTGCCCCGACTGCGTGCCGAACACTCAGGGCAACACGACGACTACCGTGACGACATCGAGCAGCACAACGATCCCGACGACGACGCAGCCCGCCACGTCGAGCACGTCGAGCACCACGACGACGAGCGCTCCGCCACCCTCAAGCAGCAGCGCGCCGAGCACCTCGCAAGCCACGACGACGACGGCTGGTGGTACTACGAGCACGTCCACGACGACGACGCTGCCGACGACGCTTGACATCGGCGCGGCGTCGGTCGTCTGCTCGGCCGATGTCCCGTTCGTGACGCTGACGTTCGGCAACCAGCCCGAGCTGAACGGGCTCACTGGGACGATCACCTTCCTCGACGTCAACGGCGCGGTGATCGAGGTGCATGCGCTGACCTACGAGGCCGGCGCGACCGTCACGCTGCTCTACCCTGGCGCGAGCGTCGACGCCGAGGGCAACGCCACCGATTGGCCTGGCTGGATGCTCAACGCAGACGGATTCTGGGTGCTCGACCCGAGCGACGCGATCTGGCGTGAAGGTCTGACGATCGTTGCCGAGATCAACCCGACGGCGACGACGACCGTGACCTACCCGCCGTCGACCGCGGCGTGCGCCTCGCCCTCGGGCCCGTTCGGGCCGACGGGCCCGCCGAGCGGTGAGCTGCCGCCGACGCGGTGACCGCCTTCGAGTGGGCGAGCCTGACCGTTGCCGGCGCGTTCATCGCCGGCACGATCGTCGCCGCCATCGCCCTGCTGCGGCTGCTCAAGATCCTCGAGCACCGCGACCGAGGTGACTAGTTACGCCTGCTGTCGTAGATCGTCGCGGCGATGATCAACGTCGCCCCGACGATCGTCAACGCGATCCCCAACGCGTAGTTCTCCGTCGGGGTGTTCTGATCCTTGGCGTTCACGATCATCGCGAACGCTCCGAACCAGGCAACGATGCCGAGCAGGAACACGATGATCGTCACGCCGCCACCCTGCTCGTCCAGGCGGGACACGTGCGGCTCGCCGCTCCGTGCCGGTAGTGGCTTGGTACTTTGGACTTTGTTCATAGCGATCCTCAGTCGTTGTGGACGGGCCCGCATCGTCTGTTCGGTGCGGGCCGATGATCGTACAGGAAGGGTGTCACACTGTCTCGGGCCGGCCGGCGAGGAATCGGTCGAGGATCTGACGCGTTCGCCAAGCGCGGGCGAAGGCGTCGACGTTGCGCTGACTGAGAACGGCGTCGAGCAGTTCGAGATGTTCATAGAGGATGACGTCGACTCGATCGCGTAGGACTTCGCACAGCCGTTCGAGCTGGCGGGCGTCGGCCTCGGCAGCGAAGGCTCGGGCCCACGCGTAACGGCGCTGCCCGTCGAGCCCGTCGATGACGTTGTGTGGGTAGGACATCCGATGACGTCTACGCGCCGGCATCGTCGGCCCACTTCTGCAGCGCAGCCGCCGCCTTGGCGCGACGCTTCAGGATCTTCGAGATCCCGCCATGGCTCATACTCAGCTCGGCGGCGATCGACCGCATTGATACGCCTTGTTCGAGACAGTGGGCGATCGCCTCGTCACGGGCAGCGATCCAGTCGCCGGCCTTGTCTCGGGCGATGCTGGCGTTGACGAGGGCGATCTGGCTGTGATCCTGCTCGCTCTCACAGCCGCACTGGGGGCACTTCCACACGCGGCTACACAGTAGCCGGCGACTGAGTCACCGGTCAACGGTCGGGCTGGCGGGACTCGAACCCGCGACCCCTGGTCCCCCAGACCAGTGCGCTAACCAGACTGCGCCACAGCCCGTGACTAACTCTCTGACTAACTCTCAGCACTCCGATGCCATCTAGCAGGCACTTCGCGGTCGTACATCTTCACCCCCAGTTACGTTCCGTGCCAACCTATGCCCGTCGGTACCACTATAAGTCCAGCGTGCGTGCTACCCTGCCGCCCAGTGCCGACCCATACCGAAGGGGCTATGACTAACTGATGACTAACTCCCGCAGCAAGACGCAACGCCGCCGGCCGAACGGCGAGGGCTCGACGTGGTGGGACGAGCGCCGGCAGCGCTACGTCGGTCAGGTCAGCGTGCACGACCATGCCGGCAGGCGTCGCTACCGCACCGTCGTCGCCAAGACGCAGGCCGAGCTGGCGGCACGCCTCGACGACCTCAAGACCGTGGTCGCCGCCAGTCCAGACCTGCCGGCGGCGATGACCGTCTCACGCTTCCTCACCTACTGGCTGGACGACGTCGTCGCCATCGAGGGCAAGCCGCGCACGGCTCGGCACTACGCCGACATCGTCCGTCTCTACGTCGATCCGACGATCGGTGCCGTGCAGCTCGCCAAGCTCGAGCCTGCCCACGTGCGCCAGATGATCGCCACGCTGACGCGGCGCGGCCTGTCGCCGAACACTGTGCGCCTCGCCCGTTCGGTGCTGCGCCGCGCGCTGCGCGTCGGCCAGGCCGACGGATTCGTCGACCGCAACGTCGCCGCGCTCGTCGATGGAGTCAACGTCCCGCCACCCGAGCGCACGACGCTGACCGTCGACGAGGCGCAGCGCCTGCTCGACGCCGCCGACGCGGTCGGCGAGTCGGCGCTCGTCATGGTGCTGCTCGCGCTCGGCCTGCGCCGCGGCGAGGCGCTCGGGCTGCGCTGGCGCGACCTCGACCTCGACGCCGTCACGCCACGCCTGACCGTGCAGGGCACGCTCGTCAAGGGCGACCGCGGCGTGCATGTCTGGGAGCAGCAGGCGAAGACCAAGGGCAGCCGGCGCACGCTCGTGCTGCCCGCTGCCGTCGTCGCCGTGCTGCGCCGCCACCGCGAGGCGCAGTCCCTCGAGCGCGCCGTCTACGGGCCCGAGTGGGCGCGCGACGCACGCTTCGACGACATGGTGTTCACCTCGGGCACCGGCACGCCCCGCGACCTCGACCGCGTCACACGCCTCGTCGCCGACCTGTCGGCCGCGGCCGGCGTCGGGCGCTGGACGCCGCACGGGCTGCGCCACTCAGCGGCGTCGCTGCTGATCGCCGCCAAGGTGCCGCTGAAGACCGTCTCGGAGATGCTCGGGCACTCATCGATCCGCGTCACCGCCGACGTCTACGGGCACCTGATGGAACCCGCACGGGCCGACGCCGCCGAGGCGATGGATCAGATCCTGAGCAGGTAGCACGCGGGTTTACGCACACGCTGTGGACAGCACTATCCCCAGATTTCACAGCAGGTAGCACAACTAGTCCACAGAAGATTCCGATCTCTCCCCTGGTTGCCCACAGGCGAGCACTGGCACACTGGCGCTACTACCAGCACGATCTGGTAACCGCAAGTTCGCCGCCGCGACACCTTGGGGGAATCCGAAATGACCAGCGAGCCGACTGAGGGGGGGGGGGGGGACTTCCTCCGACCGTCCGACTGCACAGCTTCCCTGACGCCTGCAGCCTGCTAGGCGACATCAGTCCGCGCTGGCTGCGCCAGCACATCTACGACGGCGAGCTGCGCCTCGTCAAGATCGGACAGCGCAGCTTCATCCGCTCCGACGACATCGAGGCGATGATCGAGCGGCACACGCAGCACCTTGACGATGTCGTCGCATGAGCCCGCGCGACCGCGACGCCGACGCCGTCGAGCACATTCTTGCCGGCGCGCTCGCCCGTGCCGACTCGCGCGAGCAGACCAATGTCGCCGAGCGCGACTTCGAGCGCACCGTGGTCGACATGGCGCGCCGCTTCGACTGGCTCGCCGTCCACTACGGCGGCAACCTGACCGGCCGCGCCTGGTACGACACCGCGGGATTCCCCGACCTGCTGCTCATCCACCCGAGCGGCACGGTCCTGTTCCGCGAGCTGAAGACGCGAGGGAACAAGCTCTCGGCCCGCCAGCAGCAGTGGCAGCAGCGCCTCACCACGTCGGGCGCTGATACCGCCGTGTGGACGCCCGACGACTGGCCCGACATCGTCGCCGCGCTCTCGTTCGGCAAGGCAAGGCCATCGTGAGCTTGAACGACGAGCCCGACCTCGACGCCGTCGTGCGTGCCGTTATGACGCCGCTCTGCGAGTGGCGATGGACGACGCTCGGCGACCCGCACGAGCACGTCTGCATCGTCGGCAACACCCATCGGAGCATGCACGTCTGCGCGTGTGGCGAGGTGACGGGAACGTGAGCGCCGACGCAGTGTGGAATCTCGTCTACCTCGGCATCGCCCTCGTCTGGCTCGCGGTGATCTGGCTATGGGTGCGCCGGCAGCGCCGCAGCGAACACGTCCCGTTCTACGAGGCCGACCTACGCCGACGCCAGACCGACGCCGAGGTCGAGCAGTCCAAGGCGATCGGGTGGCGACGTGGGTGACGCGATGCGCTGCAGCCACTGTGAGGAGAAGCGCGCCCTGACATCAGCGTGGCTAGCCGAGCACGGCTATGCCAACTGGATCGAGTGGGCTCGCTCCGACGCGCTGCAGGTCGCCAAGGAACCACCACCGTGGCGCACGACCGACGACGGGACGCTCGCCACGTGCCCCTGCCCCTGCCATGCCTTCGCCCGCATCGCAGGCAGGCTGCCGAGGCTGCGCTCGTGACCACCGAGGTAACGCTCTGCTGGTCCGAGTTACAGCAGGCGGCACACGTCGGCTGCCAGCGCCAACTGCGGGCGCTCGCACGACGCGCCGCTCATCGGGTCTACGCGCCCGAGGATCCATGGGGCACCCACGTCATCGCTGCGGCTGCCGAGATGGCGGTCGCCAAGGCGCTCGGGCTGTACTGGGCCGACTCGCCTGCGCTCGACTACGCGGGCGACGTCGGCCCGTATCAGGTGCGCTCGACCGTGCATCACAACGGGCATCTGAGTCTGCGCGACAGCGACTCCGACGACGCCGCGTTCGTGCTCGTCATCGCCGACGTGCCCACCTTCCGCATCCCTGGCTGGATCCTCGGCCGCGACGGCAGGCAGTCGTGCTACTGGTCCGAGCGCGTGCCGTATCCGTGCTTCATGGTGCCGCAGTCGGCGCTGCTACCGCTCGCTGAACTGCCGACTCGGGCGCTGGCATGACGTCCACGGCCATCGCCGACCGTGCCGCCTGGCTCGACGAGCGTCGCAGCGGCATCGGCGGCTCGGACATAGCCGGCGTCGCCGGGATCTCGCCGTGGGCGTCGCCGTGGTCGGTCTGGGTCTCCAAGGTCGGCCTGTCACCCGACGACGGGCCCGACGACTGGACGCCGAGCATGCGCCTCGGTGCCGACCTCGAGCCCGTCATCGGCGCATGGTTCGAGCGTGAGACGGGCCTCACCGTTGCCGGCGAGCAGACGCTCGTGCGCCATCTGCGCATGCCGCACCACTTCGCCACAGTGGATGGATTCGTACTCGACTCACCCGAGGATGACTACATCGGCAGCGCGCTCGGCGTGTTCGAGGCCAAGTACACGTCGCAGGCGTGGGACGCGCTGCCCGAGCACTACGTCGCGCAGGTGCAGTGGCAGCTCCACGTGACCGGCTACACGCAGGCGTGGGTCGCCGCGCTGCAGTTCCCCTACGGTCGGCCTCGCTTCAGCATCTTCGAGGTCGCAGCCGACGCCGAGCGCCAAGCAGAGCTGGTCGACGTCGCCGAGACGTTCTGGAACGACTACGTCATACCGTCGCTCAACGGCAAGGTCACGCCACCACCGCCAGACGACCACCCGAAGACAGCCGAGGCGATCACCTCGACGTGGGGGCACGTCGACACGGCCGAGGTGCCGACGGTCGCCCTCGACGACCTCGTCGACGTCGCCACCGAGTTGTGCGACCTCAAGCGTGACGTCGCCGCCAAGACCAAGCTGATCAAGTTTCGCGAGACGACGCTGCGCGACGCCTTCGTGCGAGCCGGCCTCGACGTCGACCTACCAGACGGAGCGGCGCTGTCTGAGGGGACGATCGACGGCCGGCTCGCCGCCTCGTGGCGGGCCCAGTCGCGCACCGACGTCGACGCCAAGGCCGTGCGCGCAGACCACGGCGACCGCTACGACCGCATCAGCACGACTCGCGTGCTGCGTCTGCATGGGGAGTACCTGCCATGAGCCCATCCACCGCGCCGGCCAAGCCGCGCCCGCAGGCAGTGGTCGTCGACCTGCTCAACCGCTACAAGCCAGTCGTGACCAAGCTGCTCGCCCGCACCGACATCTCGACCGAGACGTTCGTCGCCCAGATCGCCAACGCCATGCGCGTCACGCCCAAGCTGTGGGACTGCGACCCTGAGACCGTGCTCGGCGCAGCGCTGCGCTGCGCCCAGTTAGGGCTGCCGCCGAACGACGGGAATAACCTCGCGTGGATCCTGCCCTACGGGCGCACGGCGACGTTCCAGCTCGGCTACGGAGGCGTGATGGAACTGGCACGGCGTGCGATGCCAGGCACGATCTTCGACGGCGCGCCCGTCTACCCCAATGACACGTTCGAGCACGAGATGGGCAGCGGCAAGTTCCGCCACGTCCCTGCCCACGCCCGCCGGCCACCGCGTGACCGTGGCGGGCCCGCACGGGCGTGGTGGGTGCGCATCGAGTACCCAGACGGCAAGCAGCGCACGCACTCGCTGACACGTGAGGACGTCGAGTACCACCGCTCGTTTAGCAAGCAGCGCGACGGCGACGCGTGGAAGCGGTCATACGACGCGATGGCGCTGAAGAGCGTGGTGCTCGACATGCGCCGCTGGCTGCCGCCGATGCCGCAGCTCGTCGTCGCGCAGGGCGCGGACGGCAGCGTGGTCGACGTCCGCGACCTCGATCCCGAGCAGCCAGAGCTACCCGCGGCCGAGCCCGAGCCGGCACCGCTCGACGACGACGAGGCGTGGGTCGCCGAGGCCAAGGATGATCCGACATGATCTGCCGTGATGCGTGCCGTAGCGGCGGCATGCTTGCGCAGAGTGATCCCGCCGGATCACAACCAGGCAGCCGGCGACGGGTGTCGCCATGCCCGTCGCCGGCTGCTGCTCTGTCCCTCGACGACGAGAGCGACCGATGACGCATGTCGTGGTTCAAGCTCGACGACAACTTCCTTC